GCGGGGAGAATATATTGATTAAACCAGTCATAGGCGATCTTCAGCTTTTCGCTTAAAAACTGGATGGCTGGGCTGATTTTATTTTCAAAGACTTCAATAGCATAGGCTTGGATGATGGGGAAGTTGATTATGACCCAGTCTAAAAGCTTTGCGAGAATCGGCAAGAACTTTTCACCGATGCTGATTAGGACCACGTTCAGAGACTGTTGTATTCTCGCCATAGAAGCATCAATGGTGTCTTGCTGTCTTGCGAATGCTTCCTCTGTGGCTCCGGCTGCATCACCCATGGCTTGAACTTTTGACGAGAAGTTATCGGCTTGGCTCCCTGCCAGGGCAAGGACTGCATTTTTAGCTTCTATGGATGAGAAGAAGTTCGAAAAAGCCACTTCATCGCCATTGACGGAGTCTTTTAGCTTATTGAGCATGCCTTCAAGTCCCTCTGACTCAAGGGCCACCATGCCATTTGCATAGCCCATGTCACTGAGGGCTTTGGTCATGTCAGCTGATGGCTGCAAGAAACCTTGAAGGGTTGCTCTAAGTTGAGTTGTCACCTCTGCAGTGTTGCCTGTCACACCAGTCAAGGTAGCCATAGCACCAAAAAGCTCTTCTTGAGATACTTTTAAAGTAGATGCCAGAGGAATGACAGCCCCCATGGCAGACGCCAGTTCAGGGAATGTAGTTTGGCCAAGTTTTACAGTCATAAAAGCCAAATCGGATGCTTTCTTTGCAGCAGCTTCTGAGGTATCACCGTAGCCTTTTGTGACGGCTGCCAATAGATTTACAGAGTCTGTCACGGCTGCATTGCCAGCTGCAGCGCCTTTGGCTGCAACTTCAAGGATCCTCATGGATTCTTCGGACTCGCCGAAAGCGGATATGACTTGATAAAGGCCATCTGTCAGCAGATCTGTGGATGTTCCAAGACCCGTTGCCAAGGTCTTGACCTGAGCCCCTAAACTCTCAATCTTTGATTTAACATCCCCATCAAGGAGTGTGGCCACATTGGCCATTTGCTTCTCGAAGCCTTTGGCAGCATTAAATGCGACGGTACCGATGGCAACAGCCACAGCTGCAGCAGCAACGCCGATGGCAAGTCCCCACTTCCCTGCCGCACTAATCCCACTATTAAACGTATTGGCAAGCCCCTGACCTTTTTTATCTGTTTGATCTAGACTTTGATTGGCTTTGTCATTTTCAATAAGTATGGATCCAAACAATTTAAATATTTCCAAAGGGCTCACCTGCTTTCTCTGCGATGCGCTTGGCATCTTCTAGTATGTCTTCTGTACTGATGGGTGCTATATACGGCTGTTCCAGTATTGACTGCTGAAAGAACTCACTGAAGGGGATATGCTTGATTTCTTTAAGCACCATATGCGGATAAAGTGTCAAATAAATGCCCCAGGCTTTCTCCTTTTCTTCTTCTTGAAAGGCAAAGGATAAAGACATGAGATACGCTTTGAGCGGCATATCCGGCGGATATCCCCTTATTTCTCGATAGGCCCGTCCGAGTTGAGGCGTCCGGGCGATTTGAAAAAATCCATGAAGCCTTCTGCATTAAAAAGTGCCACAAGGTTTTTAAAGCTCTCTTCAAGAGGTTGCTCTTCTATTTCTGCCTCGCTTTTTTCGATGACCCCTGCCAGAAGTTTAATCAAGGGTTCTTTTGCTTTGTATGCTTTCTTCAGCACAGCATTCATGACTTCTAGACCATATGCCTGCATGGTTTCAGGTGTTTTAACGGCAGGCGGTGTTGGGATTTCTAACTGCATTTTGTCAGCGATCTCACTGACTAAAAAGATATGACTGATTTTAAGTTTCATTGTGCCTCCTAATAAATAAAGGGCCGATGCTGGCCCCTTGTCTTATGGTGTGATAAAGTCCACTTTCCACGGCTCAACATCCCTTGCCGTCTCAAGATAAGTAGCTGTATAGACGATTTCTGCCACCACTTCATCTTTGTCGATGAGCGCCCAATCGATGTTTCCAAGGTTGATGGCATTCTCAAGGGTGATGACTACAGACTTTCCGGACATTGTTTTGCCGGTGAACTTCACAGTCGCGTTGTAGTCTGCAGTCTTGATGTCTGTCTCCGCCTTAAAGCTTTCTGTCTTTGCCACTGTTGTATCCAGCTTTGTGGCTGGATAAAGCTTTGTGAGATTAGTGGTCAGCATTTCAAGTGCTCTCAAAGTCAAAGTTGCCCTTGACCCGTCTTTCCGGATCCGGTCTTTGACAGGACCTCTGTCCCCGTCCGCTATGATTTCTTTATAGCTGCGTTCAACAGCGAACTGACCGCCGCCTCTTGTCACGGCGATGGCTGTCGCTCCAATGGAGAACACACCAGAACCTAATATAATGTCATTTGGCATTTAGATACCTCCTATGCTTCTGATTTGATATGTGTACTTTCGCCTTTTGATCCGCACGTCTGGATCCTTCAAGGTAAATTTGCCCTCAAGGACTGGATAGAAGCCGATGGATCCAGCGCTGAACACCTTGTTCTGAATAGCTTCATGGGCACTGAACATCAAGTTCTCAAGGGCCGTTGTATCGGACTTATCATCCCAGCCATCGAGATCCATCAGATAGACCTCTGTTTTCTCACCACTTCGAGAGTTATGCAGGTTGAAGACGAAATAAGGGGTCACTGAACCTTTTGGAGCGTCTTCATAAAAGACTCGAGGGCAAACAGTCAACAAGGTTGACTTGATGGCCTTTTTAATTTCTTGAGTACTATTCGTCCCCATCTGTCACCCCCTGCTCTCTATCTTCTGCTTCATCTATCAGCTCTTTAGCTTTGATTTCATCTTCAATGGCTGAAAGATACTGGGCTTCTATGCGCCTGATCTCATCGATGTTCTCAAAGACAGTGTCTCTTAAGAACCCTTTTCGAGGCTGATTCCTTGTCCCCATTTCTTGATGGACTCCATACCAGGCATCATGCTTAAACCCAATCAGGAGATCTGTTTCTTTCTTCCTGACCCAGTACTGGGTGCTTGAATAGGGCCTTTTAGTCCGCTTCATGCCAGTCAGGGTCTTTACCTTTTGGATGATTCGCTTCCTGAGAAATTTGGCCACATCTTTGAGGGCTGCCCTTGTCAGTTCGCTAAGCGTATATTTGCATCGATCAACACTTGAGATGTATTCCACACCGTCCTTCTTGATCTTGATGACGCTTTTAGGCATTGGCATCTACTCACCTCAGTCCACAAGGCTCTGACAGATCAGTTCTATGAGCTCACTGTCCTTTTGAAAGGTCCTGATGATTTTATAGACCTTGCCTTCATACTGGATTTCTCTTTCGTCTGCATAATCTGCTTGCCTCATTTCAAACATCAGCTCTGCTTTAAGTCCGGTGGCTGCAGCCTGATAAAACTCTGACTGTCTCACACTTTTCTTATTGGCAAAGACTTCTGTCTCAATGGGATTTTCATCACTGACAGGATCCCCAAATTCATTGATGGTCACTGGATAGGCCACAAGTCTAATGATGTCCTTAAACATCACACCACCTCCGAATTGAAATCGGACGAGATGGCCAGATGATTTTTCAGCATGTCATAAGCTGCCTGGTACTTTTCCATGTCAGGATTGGATAATCCAAAATTCGTTTTACAGTAAAGCATGATGGCCCTCTTGATCAGAGGATTGGTTTCATCGAGGTTTACGATTCCGGCAATCTCAAGATCAAGTTTTGCTGCACTAATCAGGTCTGTCACTTCGCCATCAAAGACAGCTGCGGATATTCTCAGGGATTTCTTCACATCATCGAGTAGCGCCATGGGTTCACCTCATTTCTTAAGAAAAAGGGCGGTTTCCCGCCCCTATCCTATGCACCTTTCTTGACGATGATGACGCCATTTGGATCAAGGATCTTTCCGTCTGCCACAAGGATGGCCTTGTCGACATATTGGTTTGTGTCATGGTCAAGCCATCTGTACATGGTCATTTGCATGTTAGAGTTGACAGCATAATCATTGAGGTTACAGAACACCGCTACGATGTCATTTGTGGCAGCAGCTGCATAAGGGGCAATAATATCATCTTCCACAAGAATGACTTCACGACCACCAAAGCGCTCTTGTGGTCCCTCTGTGATCCCAGAGTTGACGCGGCCAACAGGTTGACCAACTGTATCCACCATGCCATCGATATAGCCTTCGAAGGTCCCAGCTGCCATGACAAAAGAACCTCTTGCACGATAAGACAAAGGGACAGCAGCAAAGACTTTCTTCTTCCATGCCGCGAAAGTTGCGAACTCAGCAGCAGTCAGGGTGATGATGTTTCCGACAGGGATTCTTGGGTCCACGGTGACGCCCAGAGGTTGACCAGTGCCTGTGCCTTTGATGATGGCTGTCTCAAGAGCAATGACCATGGCTTCAACTATGAGGGTTGTCACTGTTGCTTCAAAGCCATCAAGAGTAGTGGTATCAGCAAGGAGAGATGTGGCCACTTTACATTCAAGGCCATAATAGCTAAAAGACACTTTAGTGTTTACAGTCAGCTTCTTGCGCTCAGATGGCGTGGTTTCATTGATCCACGATGCAACTGGCTTAAGGGACAAAATAGGGAACTCCACGCCACCTTTAACGCTGAGTTTTCTGACACGGCTGAAGATCTGACCATAAGCTTTGAGCTTTGAAATAATCTCTTTCATGACAGTGGTTGGAATCAGGGCTGATGCATCAGAGGTGGTGGTTTGAGCGTTTGCATTTTGAAGGGT